GATCGAACCCGAAGATGTTCCAGCCCGTCAGAATGTCCGGGTCGATCTTCTGCAGGTACTTCTGGAAAGCCTCGAGGAGCGCCGCTTCCGTCTCGAAGCACTTTCTGAAGGACCAGAAGAACGATATGCCGGTCAAGGAGATTTTCAGCCGGTACAAGGAGGGTGACCCGGCGCGGCTCGGTGAGGTTGCCGAGTACTGTGTCAAGGATACGGAGCTACCGCACGCACTCATGGAGAAGTTGTGCCAGATCCAGAACCAGGTTGAGATGGCCAAGGCGTGTTGGGTCCCTCTCGCGTTTCTGAGCGAGCGTGGTCAGCAAATCAAGGTTTTCAGTCAGATGGCGTACAAGGCCCGACAGCTCAATTTCATCATTCCGACGTTCCGAGGGGGTCCGCCCGGTACAGGTGGCGCCGACGACGGGTACCAAGGCGCGACGGTCCTTGATGCACAGACGGGAGCCTACTACGGACCAATCACTGCGCTCGATTTTGCGAGCCTGTACCCGAGCATCATGTGCGCCGAGAATCTGTGCTATTCGACGCTCGTCATGGATGAACGGTACGACAACCTTCCTGGGGTGACTTATGAGCAGTTTGGGCCGCACCGCTTCGCCCAGACGGGTCCAGGAGGGAAACCGGTGGTTTCCCTCCTCCCTACCATCCTCATGGACCTCAAGGCGTTTCGCAAAAAGGCCAAGAAGCTCATGGCGGCTGCGGAAGGGACTCCTATGGAGGCGGTTTACAACGGTCAGCAATTGGCCTACAAAATCAGTATGAACTCTATCTACGGATTTACCGGGGCTTCCAAGGGTATGCTTCCGCTCGTCGCCATCGCGTCCACGGTTACTATGCGAGGCCGCCAGATGATAGAAGAGACCAAGAACTACGTCGAGGCCAACTTTCCCGGGGCCAATGTGCGCTACGGGGACACGGACTCTGTGATGGTCGAGTTCGACGTCGAGGGTCGGAAGGGTCAGGATGCCATCGACTACTCATGGAAGCTCGGTGAAGAGGCTGCTGAGGCTTGCACGAAGCTCTTCAAGGCGCCGAACGACCTGGAACTCGAGAAGGTTTACTGTCCTTACTTTCTGTACTCGAAGAAGCGATACGCGGCCAAGATGTATGAGGGCAAATCCAATAAGGATGGGACGCCCGTTCTGAAAGAGGATGGGACGCGACTGGTCGCCTTCAAAAAGATTGACGTCAAGGGTCTGCAGGTGGTCAGACGCGACAGCTGTCCTTTCGTGCGTGAGACCCTCAAGGGTCTTTTGGGACAGATTCTCGAGTCGAGCGACCCTGTACCGGTCATCGAGACGGCTCGAGCCGCTGCCCGGAACCTGATTCAGGGTCAGGTGCCCATGGAGAAGCTTCTGATGAGCAAGCAACTCGCCAGTGCGTACAAGGTGCCCATGCCTCACGTGACGGTCAGGGACAAGATTCGGGCGCGCGCACCAGGTTCAGAGCCTCAACAGGGCGACCGCGTCTCTTTCGTGATCGTCAAAGGTGAAGGAAGGATGTACGAAAAGGCGGAGGACCCTGGGTGGGTCCGTGAAAAGAATGTACCGCTTGATTTCCAGTACTATTTCACGAACCAGTTCAAAAAGCCAGTACAGGACCTGCTCGAGCCGCTCGTGAGTGCCGACGTTATTTTTGACAAGAAATTCATGGCCAAGACGGAGAGTTCCACGGAGGTGGCGGCGCGCAAGGCGTTCCTGTCGATGTTCGGAGCAAAGGTCCATAAACAATAGACCCGCTCTAGTAGTATGGAGAAGCAGATCCTCGACTTGATCGAGGATGAGGTGACGCGTCGTGTGCAGCTACGCATGGCTTCCGCGCTCGAGGTGATCTCAGGGCTGTACGAGATCCCGATGGCCAGACTCATCAAGGACACGGTCAGTCTAGATATTACGGTCTGTAAGGGTATCCTCAAGTCGGGTCGGCGCTGTCTCAAAACACCCTTCGCCAACGGATTCTGCAAGTTTCACAGAAAGCAGGGCCCTGAAGAGCCAGTGGCTCCTGTGGCTGAAGACGATGGTCCTGCCCCCTGGGACTCTTAGAGAAATAGGACGCACTTAATTTAATGTCGAAATCAGAGGTTCTCTTGACGAGTCTCGCTCGGTTTTTTGAAGTGCCCGAAAACAAGGCACAGCTTCATGAAATTCTGGGGGGACGTGTTAGCCGCCCTGGAATTTCACTTCGTAAATTGGAGTGGTTCGTGACCAACTATTCTAAGAATCAGCACGTGACGTATACGGCCCCGAACGGCAAGATGTTCACGGTCCACGTCGCGTACAAGTCGAGTCTGGACGGGTACTCGAAGAAGCTCTTCGATCCCTTCTGCCGGACGGCCCGCATCGAGTTTCAAGGCTTGACGACGACGGTCGCCCAGCTCAACTTCATCAAGTGGTGCATCACGAACGGAATCATAGGGTACCTCATCAAGCAAATGGCAAGCGCGCAAAGCCATCCCGAAAGTCCAGAACCGTGTAGCCATAGTAAAACAGGTACAGATTGTATCCCTGTGTAATCTGAGACGTGTAAGCAGAGTTGAAGTTTAGGGTCAGTGTGCTCGTCTGCGAATTTAACTTTGAAAAATCTAAAAATCCCCCCTGATTGTACTCCTTGGGCGTCAACCCGAAGGAGTACATGTATATATTACGCGAAGGTGCCGATAAGGCGTGCTCCAAGGGTTGTTTAAAGGAGTAGTACAGGGATCCCTGGAAAGTACTCAGAATATCGACGTTATTCAAAGTAATCTTGGCGTTATCAATCACGTCTATGTAGTTGTTAGGGATGTTGTTCGACGACTGGAACGCAAGGGCCACACCTGTCTGGATGTAATCTGTCGTGTATCCATAGTTGTACCGGGTGTCGTAGTAAAGACCGCTCGGCGCCCCAGACGCGTCCCGGACTGACTCGTAATTTTTGTTCCTAAAGAACCAGAACAGACTCTGGACAGGGAAGTTGGCTGTGAGCTGAAGCTGTGGCGCGCCACCCGAAAACTCGAGCGTCGATTCCTTCTTAACCTTGGGCACTATGTAGCGGAGCTGTGTGTTCTGATAGTAGAGCTTCTCCTTGTTGTCCAGCAAAATCTCCTCTGTGATGAGACGTGGGTTGGTCATATCAAAGTTGGTCGTGGCGTTAGACCACCAGTACACGGGGTGGAACGTGAACCGGACGTAGAGCTTCTGGTTCCACATGGCGCACAGAGGAAAGTGGGGCTTGCGGATCCGCTCCCGGTCCACGTTCGCGTGCGAGTGCCGGCGACAGAAGAAGAACTCGAGCGGACACACGACGTCGATGTTCGTCCCGGACGTGGAGATTGATACGTTCGAGTTGAGGCCGCCTACCACGCTAAACATACCCTTTTGCTCATCGGCGTCCAGAAACACCTGGTCTCGAATGATGTACCAGTCGTCATAGAGGGTCTCGATGACCGTCTCATTCACCAAGAGGTCAACCTGCTTTATAAGAGCCCGACCTATATTCTCGTTGATGGCGTAGCCTGTACCCTGACGCGGAATAGTACATTTGAAATACATATTAGACAAGAGGTGGCCGAGGGTCTGCGGGAGGAGCTCTATTTGGATAGTCTGTCCCTGATACGTGGGACTAGGGGGTGGAAACGGTATGACGCGCTGATACATTACAAAGTTTGTGTGCTGTTTAAAATCTGGATTCCATTTGGATTTTCCATAGTCCCTGTTCGACATGAACTCGTCTTGAGGCCCCGTGGCCGCCAGGGACAGAACAGAACCGGTACTGAACCCCCTGTTCTTCACCTCAATCATATTCAGCGGGTCACTCGGTTGGTCATCTATGTCCGTATTGAGGTCACGCATGTACTTTGTTCGCTTACCCCCCATGACGGCCGGATTGATCTCGACTGGCGGCATCTGCTGCAAATTTGAAGTTGTAATTGTGCCCGGCTCGAAGATACTCACGAACTTGGGCTCGACGACCATGGCCGCCCCACCCTTCACGTAAATGCGACGGCCGGTATTTGGCATTGGCTTGCGGTCCAGGGGTTCTATCACCATGGTGCTTGATACCGTGATGTCGGCTTTGGTGAATGAGTTGGCTTGCACATTTATTTCCGAAATTTTAGACGGTCCGATTGTCGGCAGACCAACCACATACCACCCGACAGCCGTCCCGTCAGGGGGTGGCGCGCTAAAGAAAAAGGTGGCGCGGCCCGAGTCGACGACGTAGTATCCATAGATGGATCCTGACCTTTGTTGGCTCGGGAACGCCTCCTGTCCCGGTGGATAAAGGAAAGCGCCTTGCGCGTGCGTTGTGCCCTCTACATACTGATTTGTGTCCGTCTGGAATGTAAACTTCCAGTTGTACGGCTCGCTCGTCAGCCCCGTGGTCTCGGTGACCCCCGAGCCGAGTTCAGCCTGTACAGACACGCGCAAATTGCCCACGATGCCCGGCACGCCGACGATGCTCCACCCTTTATCCACCGAGAAACCGGGCCAGGTGGTGGTTGCATAGAACGTCAGCTCTGTGGGCCCAGTGGGCTTGTAAAATCCAGACACGGACGTGGTCTTGGCGGACTCTTCGACCACCGCCACCTTGGAAGGTGCAGGGGCTGGCGGCGGGACCACCGCCTGAACGACCGAATTGGGAGCGGGTGCTTCTGCGTCACTGCGGTGTCCGAAAATGGCCGCCAGAACCTTGTTTTGAATTTTTTGTTCAAATTCAATGATGTGATATTTGTTCATCGCGTCCCATATGGTGTCCATTACTGTAATTCTTCCAGATTAT